AGTTATAGGTTTCGTTGGACGCCGTGCCGCCAGCAACATTGACAATCACCACATCCTTGGCGCTGATCGTGCTGTTGTTCAGCGTGAACACGACGTTGGTCGTAGCGCCAAGCGCCGCGTTGTTCATCGTGATCTGGCCAGCCGACTTGTTGAGCGTCACGGCGGTAGACTTGCTCGTCAACTGCGTGACGGTGCCCTGCGCTGCGGAAGCATAGCCCAGTTCATCAGTGGCGTAGATGTCGGCGGCGTTATGAGTGTCGGCCCCGGAAATGTCCTGGTCGCTATACGCCACGCCAATCGGTTTGGTATTGCCCATTGCTATGATCCTAGCCAAGAGGTTGAAATACTGGATTGACCATATGCCTTACGCGGCGTCCTGTCAACGCGAGCGGTTCTGGAGGCCACGGGGTACGCGAATGTAACGGCTATCGCGTCCGCGGCGTCGGGGCTTGCGAGCCCACGGGCTTTCATCTCCTTCTTGCCTTCGAGGAAGATCGTCCCTTTGCTGTCCGGCTTCATCAGCGGCGAGATCAGGTCGGTCTTCAGCACGCGGTCGGGCGGGATCGAGGCGGTTTTCAGCCATTCGCGCATGGCCCCCCACATCTCGGCCCGCTTGTTGCCGTACATGACCGGCTTGGATGACTTCGACCCAAAGTTGACCCCCTTGACCTTGTAGCGCTGCTCCTTGAGCCGGTCCACGACGCCAGCGCCTAGCCCGCCTTCGTCGATTACCACCAGCGTTGGGCTGAACTCCTCCATAGCCTCGATGACGCGGCCTACGACTTCCATGGTGTCGTCGCCACGGTATCGGCGGATTGCCACGATGTCCCGGCCCTGCCGTACCGCGATAACTGTAGCGTCGGCACCGAAGCGTGCCGGGTCCACGCCGAGGACAACCGGAGCCGAGGTGTCCTTATAGCGGGGTCGGCCCATGGCGTCGTCGACGAGATGGATTGGGATGAACTGGTCATCTCCAGCCGAGGGAAACTCACCGTAGACCTCAACATGCGCCTGAACGCTGTCAGGCCCATATTCCTGGATGATCTGCTCATAGACTGCCTTGTCGGTTCCTTCGACCGTGCGGGCGTCGACGGTCTTGTTGCGCCAGAAATCCCGCTTGGCGTTGAACGCCTCGTAGAAATAGCCCGTGTTGCGGCGGGGGTTGGAGAACGCCATCCAGAAGCGGTTCGGCGTGTTCTCGGTGAAGAAGCCGGCCGCCACCTGCCAGATGGCGTCCGCGATACCGCTGGCTTCGTCGAACACCAGCAGCACGCCGTCGAAGTTGTGAACGCCCGCGTAGGCGTCGGGGGTCTCTTCCGACCACAGCCGCCCCTCGACACCCCAGTAGCGCGTACCCTTCTTCAGGTCGCGCTCGACCAGCTCGGCCAGCCACTTGGCGGGCATGACGCGGGTGGCCGAGACCTCAAACCAGTGGCTGTTGAGCGCGAGCGCCAGCCACTTGGTGATTTCGGCCCAGGTGATCGACCGGAGCTGCGTTTCGGAGTTGGCGGACACGATGGTGCTGGACCCGATGCGGGTGGTCAGCATCCAGATGACCAGCCATGAAACAAGCGCCGACTTGCCGATACCGCGGCCCGACGAGACAGCCATGCGGAACACGTCGTGGTCGATCTTGCCGCCGTTCGTGCGGATGTGGTCGGCCAGTTCGCGCAGCACCTCACGCTGCCACCTGCGCGGCCCCTGGAAGTGTTCCAGCGGCGTGCCGGGCTGGCCCCATGGAAACAGGTACAGCACGAACTTCAACGGATCGTCTTTGAGCGATGGCGCCCACAAGGACGCCATGAGTGATTGCTCGTCTTCAGCGCGATAGATCGGGGTTTGCATCAAGCACCATGGGTTCCGTTTCGGCGGCGGTCAGCTCGATGACGCGGCGCTGCGCCTCCTCAAGCGCCGCCGTGATGCTGATGCGCTGCTCGACCGTGACCTCGACGGCCTGCTTGGCGACCCAGCCATGCGCATACCGCAGCATCTCGGTCGCTGCCTTGGCGTCGCCTGCGGCTGCCGCGGCGTAGAGCGTGGTCGCCATCTCACGCTCGCCGTCGGCGCGGCCCTTCTGCTCGGCGTACTCGGCGATGGGGTCGGCCTGGCAGAGGCGGCGGTACTCCGTGGGTGTCATGCCTGCCGCCAGCGCCAGGCTGTCGCCCTTTAGCCCCAGCTTGGCCGCCGCATAGATCGCCTCCAGACGCGCCTCGGTGGCGGTCAGCGGGCGCGGCTCATAGGGCAAGGAGTGGAACGACATGGCGCCAAGATAGCGCGGGGTTGCGGTTTGCGCAAGCAACACAAATTATTTGTTTCAGCAGAAAAAATAAAAAAGTTTTGCTGACCCTTGGCCACAGCAACAGCAGCCGCGCGCGGTCCCTGCCCCCCTCCCTTTCCCGCACCGCAACAAAATGCTGCACTGCAAACTGAATGAGCGTTCAATCAATAGCCTGACTGAATGAACGTTCAATCAATACGTGGCGTGGTGTCGGCCGACGTCGTGCCCGTGGGCCTTTTGCCTGCCCGAGCGCCTGCCCGAGCGCCTGCCCGAGCGCCTGCCCGAGCGCCTGCCCGAGCGCCTGCCCGAGCGCCTGCCCAGGTGCGGAAACTGGCGGATTTCAACTTCTAGTTATGGGCAATCTGGGGTAATCGAGAATTGCCCATGCACCCTTAATGATTTCAACGACTTAGCGCCTGTGATGGGCGTTATGGGCAATTTGGGTAGTCGCCCTAAAATCGCTCCAGCTCCATATGTGGCGACAATGTGGCAGCGTCATATCCTAACTGATATAACAGTTGTCTAAAAGGTTAGGGATTATCATTACCCATATTACCCATAAGCCGATAAAATAAGGTTTTCAGCGCAACGCCCCATTACCCCTGCAATCGCCCCTGCTATACCCAAAACCGCGCCCAAAACAAAACGGGCGCTGTTGCCAGCGCCCGTTTCAAACTACGCGTCAACGCGTAGCATACTTATCATTCGCTTGTCAAGCGCGCTCAATACTCGTTAAGCTGCACGCCATAGCGGCGCTCGCCGTTGCCGCTGATGTACGCAACCACAAGCGGCGCGTCGCAGGGTGAGATTTCGCCAACGGCGTACATCTCCTCGATTGCGTCATGCGCCGCCTGGCGCGAGCGGTACCCGTAGCTGTACCAGAACCGAAGCGCGCGCGGGGCGTTAGATGTTTCAGATTGGTTGCTGTAAGTTGTCATGTTGGCTTTTCCCTTGCTAATGTGAACAACCTATCACGCAGAAAAACATCCGTCAACATAAAATTCTTGTTGACATACACACAAGCACGGGCCTATTGTGAATACGTCAACAACACGAAAGGACACGACAGTGAAAATCGACACAGTCCATGATTTCCGCCGCGCTATCCGTAATGGCGCATATGCCTGGCCCGGCGGGTATCCGCTGTATTTTATGACGAACGACGGTTCAGCATTGTCGTTTGACGCGGCCAAACGCAATCGCCGGTACATTCTGCAAGCTATTGCGCATCGCAACGACCGTACATGGCGCGTGATCGGCGTCGATGTAAATTGGGAAGATGACAACCTGTATTGTGACGAAACGGGCGCCCGTATTCCTTCAGCCTATGGCGCGGACAACGGTTAGCGACTAGCAGACGGCCGTCACGCGCGGCCGTTCACTAGACGCTAACCTAAACGCAACCACGAAAGGAACCGACAATGCAATGCGAAGCACTCCGGCAAGAGTATATCCGCCTCATAGGTTATGACCCGTTCGAAGATGACCCGTCGATGACGGTCGACGAAGTCCGGGAAATACTCGCGGATTACAAGCATAACGTCGCGCTGTACGGCGACGTTACCGATGGCGGTTTTGGCCCCTATGTGCCGGACCTGCATCAAACGCGCGCCGACGTCGATTGTGAGCCGGACAACTACCCCGGATGGCACGTCTCGCAGCGCGCTGCACGCGATAATTGGTGATGGCCATGCTGCGCGATAGCCTCTATCTCGCCATGCAGCTTGCCAAGCTGGCACTTGTCGCAGGCGCCATGTACGCCACCGCCTATGCCGTCATGAGCCTCTAGAGCCTAGCAGACGGCCGCCCCGCGCGGCCGTTCACTAGACCCTAGCCTTTAACCCTAACCGAAAGGACACGACACTATGCTCATCTCTACCGATCTGCTCAAGGCCGCGCTTGTGTGTGCCTCATCTGAGGAAACGCGGTACTATCTGCGCGGCGTCCATCTCAGCACGTCGGGCCATATGGTCACGACGGACGGGCACCGTATGTTTGTGGCGCGCTTGAACGACAAGCCCGCGGCTGACGTCATTGTGCCCTATGCCGACGTCGTGGCCGCATTGAAGCTGGCGGGCGCCCGCGCGCAGGACATTGAAATCGACTTGGCGGCCAATCGTATTGGGCAGATTTCGTTCACGCCGGTCGATGGCACTTTCCCGGCCTGGCAACGTGTTGTGCCGACCGGCCTCGAAATACCCAGTGCTACCGATCCATCCGACAATGCCGCGTTTGTTCACTTTGACCACCGTTATGTCGGCGACTTCGCCAAGATGGCGGCCATCTTGTGCGGCAAAGCCACCACAGCCCAGTCAGTGCTGCACCCCACAAGCGCCAGCAACCCGGCCCTTGTGACGTTTGGCGACCGCGCCGATTGTTTTGGCGTGTTGATGCCGGTGCGCCGCAAACGCGATGAAAGCGCAGTGCAAACGCGCAACATCGTGATGGCGGGCTAATACGCAACGCTTGACGGGCGGCCAATGCCGCCCGTACACTGTACACCTTAACCAATAAACGAGGATACCATACCATGATCTACGTTCCCTACACTGTACAGCCTCACAAGGATGGCGTGCTTTTGTTCGAGCGCGACGTCGAATTGCTCATCGCTTATGACCTGCCCGATGGCCCGCGCGGGCTTGTCGATTGGGACGTGCTGGAGTTCCATTTCGATGACAAAGACGCCAACGGGCGCCCGATCTATACCAAGATCGGCCGTCATGAGCCGCTGTTTCAACTACTGTACAAAGACCTTGACCGCGAATGGCTGGATGAGCGCATCCGCGAAATGCTGGCCGACGACGGTATCGTCGACCTGTACCCGACGCGCGCCCATGTCTAAGACCCGTTACGACGCCCGCGGCATGGTGCCGGACGTGCAACGGCTGGCCGACGCGCACCACGTCAAACGCCACCCTGTAACGGATGAAATCTCTTGGCCGCCGTCACGCATGGCGGCCATACTTCGGGAATTGAAACTCATTGATGAGAAGGACCACGACACATGAAACGCAGCTATAACGAGCTTGTACGTTCGCCCGTAAATGAACTGGTAGCGCACGCTTTCGAGTGCACCAAAATGGGCGTTCTATACGACGACTTAGTCGACGCTTTAGCCTATTGCCTAGACTTAGAGGCATGCGGCGCCGAATTGTGCATGCGGGAGCTAGAAGAAAAAGTAGCTGACGCTGAACGCCGCGCCGATGGCTGGCGTGAAGAAGCACAAGCCTTGCAGCGCCAGCTTGACAGGGTGCGCGGATGACGTCCGATCCAGTGTATTGGGCGGCCAATGTCGCGCCGCTCAGCGATGCAAGCCTGCTTCGGTTCATGGACGCCTGCGAAGCGCGCCGCGACAAGTATCAGGCGGCACTGACCGCCGCCATGACCGAGGCCAAACGCCGCAATCTCATCGAAAAAAGCCCGGCAGTTACGCCGGGCCAGTCTTCAGAGAGGAAAACATGCGCACCATAGTCCGAAACAGTGGCGACGTAAAGTCTGCCGTCGAAAAGCTTTGGGAGGAACGCTCGGCCCTTGTGGCCGAAAACATCCGCCGCTATCCGACCGCCGCCATCCTGCAGGCCGTCGCAACCGCGCATGGCGTCACCGTCGAAGACCTGCGATCACGCGGCCGGACGCACGCCCTGAGCCTGGCGCGGCATCATGCCGTGTGGGAGATGCGCCGGCGGCGCCTTGACCTCGGGTTTCAGCAGATCGCTGCGGAGCTGGATCGGTTCGACCACGCCACCGCCATACACTCTTGGAACGTGTTCAGGCGCAAGGTGAAGGAAGGGCAGTGCGTCCGTGAGCGCGTCATGGTCGCCAAGCAATTGGGCGACAATGTATGATCTACATCGCCGCCCTTGTCGTTGCAGCCCTTGTGGCCGCCTGGCTGGACCTTGACTAGCCCCGCGCCGCCTAACCCTTGACCAGTTTCAACCCCGGCTCCGGCGCCTGCTCGACCATGCGCCGGAGTTCACTTTTGTTATAGACCTTGAGGATGTCCGGCCGCGCCCAGATGTTTTTCTTGGTCTGATAGTCTGCCGATTTGACCGCTCCCAAGTCCTCCCAGCCAGCCTCTTTCAAGGCGTGCAGGATCGCGGCAATCGGTATCTTGACGCCTCCAGGCGCGCCTTGTTGCAGGGTGTTCGCCAGCTTGTGCCACGGCCCGGCGACAAAGCCCGCGGCGAACTCGCGCGACGGCGCCATGATCTGCTCCACGATGTAGCTCTCCGCCATCGAACGGCCGTTCTCGATGAGGCGCGAACGATAGTCTGTCCATGGCGGCATGGCGGCCGGATTGAACGCCGAAACGTCGCGCGCCTTCAGCCAACGCGCCACGGCCACCAACCCGCCCTCTTTCTTGTACCAACGCCACAACGCCGCCGCGGCTTCCTTGCTCATGCGCGGCGCATGGCTCCACATGCAGAACCAACGCCGGTCCTGTGTCGGCAACGTGATCGGAACGGGATCATTCGTGAACGCCAGCACCATGAGACGATTGACCATATCGTAAGGGTGCATTCCCTTGCGCTCAATGGTCAGTGTGTCCGGCGGCGCAGCTATGATCGGCTTCAGGTGGTTGGCTAGCGCGCGGCGCTCGCCGGCGTCCGGCTCCTTCAACTCGTTCAGAATGAGGATTTCGCTTTCCAGTGCGTAGCCCCACCGCGAATTCACACCCTTGGCGTCGACCAGACCACGGTTCTTAAGGTCTGGCCCGCACACGGACCATATGAACGGATACCAGAGCGTGTCCTTGCCGCAACCTTCGTCGCCACCGTGCAGGATCGCATGGTTGATCTTGACGCGCGGGTGCTGCAGCTTGAAGGCCATGACGTCAAAAACGTGCTCGCGCTCGATTGGGTCCGGTATCAGCAGCTCGGCATGGGCCAGCCATGGGTCTATGTTAGCCGCCGCGGGGCCCCTCAGGTCTGGCCGCGCGTCCACCCAGCGGTTGCCGTAGACATTGCCGTCACGGGCCACCAGCACGCTATCGCCGGCGGCGTAAGTGACGCCCGCCAGCAGCCGCCCACCGCGCGCCTGGCGGCCTTCGTCGAAAGCCACACTGGCTTCGATGCGGCGCCCGTTATGAACTGACGTGCAACCGACATGGCGAAACACCGCGTTGAACGCGCCGCGCGTCATCTCGGTGCGGCACTGCATGTCAAAAAACGCGTCATCCGATACGACATAGGCGAAACGCTCGTACCATTGCGATTTCTCGACGCGCCCCGCCTCCTTGCGCTCGACCTCGGCCACCACGTCGGCGGCTACGTCGGGGAATGCCTCCGTGGGCTTGATCGTCTCGGCCACCATGGCCATGCGCTCGGCAATCAGCTCCTCGCGGAAGCCCGGCGTCACTTTTGGGCCACCTTGCCCGGCCACCCAGGCGAGGAACGCGTTGCTATCCAGATGCTCGCAGTGGGCATGATAGCAGCAAAACGCCCGATTGACCGGCGAGTAACGGCCTTCGATCTGGCCGTCCGTATGCTCGGCATGGTTCGGGCAGACGACGCCGCACCAGCCTTCTTGGTTGACGTGCGACAATACCAAACCTTGATCTGACAGCCAGCGCAGGACGCTATCCGAACCGGTGTCGCGGATTTTGACGGCCGGAATGCCTTGGCCATCTGCCGGCCCCGGCTCGACGCCGAGTGCTTCGCAGATTTGCGAAAGCGTGAACTCCCGTTCCGGATGGAATTCGATCAACCGCGCCTTGAACCCGCCACGACCGGGCTTCTGGTTGACCGACCCCGGCAGGCGGCAGTTGCGAACGGCATTGGTGGCGCCAGGGTCCGTATAGCCTGCGGCCGCGATGGCGGTGATGGCGGCGGTATACTCGCCCTTGGTCGGCTGCTCCTTGAACGCGTAGCCCCACTGGAACGAGCCGGGCGACGTCTCAATGACCCACGTCGGCGCAAGCGGCGGCTCTTTCGACTTGGTGCCGATGTCGTCCAGCATCATGAACAGGACAAACTCACAATTCGCCGCGGACGCCGACGGCTTGCCGTCCTTGAAACGGTCGAGGATGAACGAGCCGGTGTTAATGAACCAGCTCTCATCTTCACGGCGGCGATGCGATGGCAGGAAGGCGGGCCAGGTGTATTTCAGCGTGCCGTCCTTGTGCTGCACCTGCTGGCCGTTCATCATCACGGGCTTCTGGCGCACGATGAGCGCCGTTTCGCCCTGCGGCGCCAGACCTGTGAGGTAATCCAGAAAGTCTGTCATCTCGTTTTCCTCTTCTTGTAGATCGCACTTATTCCGCGTTGATGGCACTTCTTGGCGAGTGCCTGATTGCCCTTCGCGGCCCGATAGCACATGGCAAGGTGCTTCATGCCGTAGTGGGTCTGTGTGGCGCAGGACGCGTGGCGGATGTTGCCGCGGTAGCCCAGCGCGCGGGCCGAACCGCGCAGGATTTGCAGCGGCCCGCTGGCGGATGACCGCCTGTTATGATTGTGGCAGCGCACACCGCTTTCGACGCGCGCCATGCGCAAGGCGAAGGACACGGGCACGCCTTGCCGCAACGCTTCGGCCCGGACTAGCCCGGTGGCATCCGCGGCGGATGCGCTGGCGGCCATATGTGGGACAACCGCCAGCGCCAGGCCGAGATTGAAAACCCAAGTTGTGCGTTGCAACCTGAGTAGCCGCCGCAGACCCGCTGCGACGCCGGACACTGACGATGCGTCAGTATTCATGTGGTCACCTCATGCTTTTCCGTAACGTGCAAGCACTTTACCGCTGGCACCCAAGGGAAGCCCTTCGGCCCAAGCGGGAGGGGTGACCATAACAGCCTTCATGCGGGCCGCCAATTCATCCGCTTTTTCCGTATCAACCTCGGCTACAATTTCGTCGTGGACATGCAGCACAACCTCAATGCCAGCGGCGTCCAGCTCGCGCAGCGCTTGGCGCAGGATGTCGTTCGCCGTAGCCTGCACGATGTTCTCGCAAGCGAGCCCGCGCCACAGCCTCGCGCGCGGCCATTCCTTCGCGTCCGCTGCGGGCTTCCACGACGCTTTTGCGTATGACACGCCGTCCTCCTCGATGCGAGCGTAAGGGTAACACAGCACGCGGCCGGAGGGGAGAGCGTACCACAGGTGATCACCCTGCTTCATGTACTGGACGCGGCCCGCTGTGAACACCTCACCCGGCCGCCGGATGGCGCTGGTGTATGCGTACTCAAGATCCGACCAGAACGGCACGGCCCAAGGGTTCGCCCTGCGCCACAGGTCGACGGTGCGCCGCGCCTCATGCTCCGGCATATGGACGCCGTAGACCCGGCCCATGGCGCTGAACGCGCCCACGCCGCCGCCGAACCCGCAGGCCAGCACGGCGACCTTGCCAAGCTGGCGCTGCTCGTCGGTGGCCTCCGCCTCCTCGACGTTGAACATGCGCGATGCCACGGCGACATAGATGTCACGGCCTTCGCGGAACACGTCGAGCGTCTCCTCGCCGCGCATCGACAGCCATGGCGTGACGCGCGCCTCGATCTGGGCGTAGTCGAACACGGCGAAAGCCTTGCCCTCGGCCGGGATCAGCGCCGGGCGCAACAGCGACTTCAGCACGTCGGTGACGCGCTTGCCGTACTGCGGCACGATCTGATGCCCGCGCACCAGCGCGTCGCGGGCTAATTGAGGGTCTTTGGCGCACTTTCGGGGGAAATTGTGGACCTGGAGGCCGTAGCTCGACGCTCTTCCCGTAGCTGAACCGCCAGCGAATACAAACGCACCCCGGACGCGACTGTCTTGATCATCGCCAAGCGCCGCGGCTCGCTCAAACTTCGCCACGGACGATGCCCAGAGATCGTCCGCGCACTGCACCACTTCCTGCACTTCCGGGGGGATTTCATCGGGGTTCTCCATCGCCAGCAGATTGGCGCGAACGCTTTTGTCGATGCTAACCTTTTGCTCGCCGTCTTTCCAGACCATCATCAAGGCGCGGGCCTGCGGCCCGACACGATCATAGACCCACTCGCGCATCCGCGGCGAGCGCACGCTCGGCAGTCCAGTCAGTTCACGAAAACGTGTTTCGATTTCATCCTGCTCGGCGGCGGCGTACTTGACGGCGGCTTGGGCCAGCGGGCGGTCGAGGCGCACGCCCCGGTCATTGATCCGCTCGTTGACGTGGTAGTCAAGCAACTCCTCATCCGTCAGCCCGCGCATGGCCTTGGAGAAGGCCCGCATAGCCCGCACGTCCTGCTCGCAGTATTCGATCATCTCGCGCATCAGCGCGGCGTCCTCGCGGAACGTGCCATCGCCCTGCGGTATCGACAACGCCCGCACCAGCGCCGCACCGCGATGGTCCTTGCGCATCCCGGCGCCAGCGAAGCGGCCTACGTCCTCCAGGCTGCCCGGCGCGCAGTTGGCGCGGGCCTGCGCCGCGGTGCAATAAAACTGCTCCAGCTTTGGCTCCGGCACGCCAAAATCCGGGCAAATGACGTACCAGAACATCAGCCGCTCAAAGGCGGCATTGTGCGCCCTGATCTGCACGCCGGAAAGAATTGCGGCCGAAACTTTCTGCGGAAAGACTTGACCCGGCGTCCAGGTGACGACGTCCTCGTCATCAAAGGCGTAGGACATGCACAGCGCCTCCGTCGACGGGTCTTGCGCGTAGTTGTAGACGCCCCGGCGGGGCAGGTCACAACGGGAACGGGTTTCGAAATCACACCAAAGTATGCTCATGAGACAATAATGGCGGGGCACCTCTCGGCACCCCGCCACTCTCCTTAGACCGCGCGGCGGCGACGAACCGGCGCGGCTTCGGCGGCCGGAACGGCGTCAACAGGAGGGACATCGTCCTGCTTGCCGTCCAGACCCATCCAGCCCACGATCTCGAACACGGGCGTGAAGATGCGCCCGTAGCTCTTGTGGGTGTAGTGGTCCTTCTTGAGCTTCACCATCGGCACCGGCTTCGACTGGTCCGTCTCCACCTGCGCCGCGATGTCGAGCGCCAGTTTCTGCACGGCGCGCTTGCCGCCGACGCTCGTCACGCTGTAACGCACCTCAAGCCCCTCGTCCTCACCGGACATGCACTTGAGGCCCATGCCAACCTGCAACTCCCAACCACGCTTGGCCTGCGGCGGCGCCGGATCGACCTCCGGCAGCGGCTCGTTCACCGGCACCATCTTCTCGGCCAGCACCTCGCCATCGCCCCAAGCGATGTAGCCATGCACGAACGAGAACGGGTTGACGGCCCAGGTGCTGCCGTCCTCGACCTCGGTCTGGTCAGCGCCGAACACCCAGTGCCCGGTCTTGTCCATCTTGAGGATCGCAACGCCATCCGCGCCGCCGACGCTCGCGTCAAGCGAACGCAGCGCCTGCGACAGGTTCTGCACGGAGGGAAGGTTGGCCTTGGAAAAAGCAATCGCGTTCATTCTACTGTCCTTTCTAGACAAGTTTACCAAGGGCGGAAGCGAGATGCTTGCCGACCTGCAACGACGCCGGGCGCGGATCATCCGCGGGTGCCAGCGTGTCACCCGATGAGACGGCGGTGATGAGCCCCTCCGGCATGGCGAGCTTGTGCTTCTTCAGCAGTTTCTCGACCTGCGCGGGGCTTTTCAACTCCGTCAATTCATGCAGCGCAAAAGCGCCAAGGTTCAATAATGCGCCTGTTGCGGCGTATTCGTCAACCCACTGCCGGGTGGCCCGCTTCGGCACCAGCTTCCAGCCAGGCACTTCGACGCCGGCCTCCAGCAGTTGGGTGGCCATCTCGCGGGCGTCCTTGATCCAGCCCTCAAGCAGTTCGACCTGCCCAAGGGCCTCGACCAGCCGGTCGACATTGACCGCCTTGATGTTCTCGCGGCGGGCACGCTCGACGGCGCCGTTGACCAGCGGGCAGATCGACTTGGCGGCGCACCAGCGGCAATGGTCGCCGTCCGACAGCGGCGCGTCCGGCTGCTGCGCGGCGCGCACCGCGAGGATCAGTTCGGCCTCGAAGCGGCGCACCCGGTCGAGCGAGGTCACCCAACGCTTCACCTGCGGCGGCTGGACGATGATGACCTCGATGCTCTCGACGCCATCGAAGGCCCATCGGGTGGCCGGGGTGCGAAGCGCGGCAGCGGTGTAGAAGAGCGCCTGCAGGTTCTCTTCCGCCTCGACCGCCACGCCGTCACCGAACTTCCAATCCAGTAGAATGCCGCGATTGCCGACGCGGCCCACAAGATCGGCGGAACCAAAAACCCCAGGGAGAACGTCACCAAAACCAACAACCTGTTCGACCGCATATTCCATCAATCCATCAGGGTCGATTTCATCCAGCGCCGCCAGCGCGGGCAGCAGTTTGCGCTCCAGCCGTTCCTCGGTCAACTCGACGCCGTTGTAGAACGTGCCAAGGAAGTCTTCCGGCTTTTTGCCTGTCTCCAGAATGGCGGCGATGGTGTTGTGCAGCAGCGTGCCTTCGTCGGCGTAGCTGCTCGACGGCTTCGGCGGCACCTGCTGAACGAGCGCCACGCTGCCGGGGCAGTTGATGACGCGCTTCGCCGTCGAGCCGCCGACGATGTTAGAATGTTGAGCCAAGTGAAGTCTCCGTTCGTGTTGCCTGCGGTTCTGTTACAAATTTCTTGTTGACCTGTCAAGCGGTGTTTGTTAGGGATTGGCCATGCGCGAGAAAGAAATAGAGAAATACCTCTGCAAGACCGTTGAGCGGATCGGCGGTCAGGCGTTCAAGTTTACCTCGCCCATGAATCGCGGCGTGGCCGACCGGGTGGTGTGTTTGCCCAACGGCACGGTGTGGTTCATCGAGGTCAAGGCGCCCGATGGCAGGTTGACCGAATTGCAGAAACGGTTCGGGCAGCGCATGACGCAACTCAAGCAGAACTATGCGGTACTCTACACGAAGGAGGAAGTGGACGAATGGTTTCGTACTATAACGAGATAGACCCCTACGCCGCGCAATGGCTGCGCAATCTGATCGCCAATAAACTGATCGCTGATGGAGATGTCGATGAAAGATCAATTTGCGACGTGGCTGCTGCGGACCTCCACGGTTACACGCAGTGCCACTTCTTCGCAGGCATCGGCGTGTGGAGCTACGCCCTTCGTCTTGCCGGATGGCCCGACGACCGGCCCGTCTGGACCGGATCTTGCCCCTGCCAGCCGTTCAGCGCCGCCGGAAAGGGAGCAGGATTTGCCGACGACCGTCACCTCTGGCCTGAGTTCTATCGCCTCATCGCAGAGTGCCGCCCTCCAGTCGTCTTTGGAGAGCAGGTTGCGTCAAAGGACGGCCTCCAGTGGCTCGACATTGTACACGCTGACCTTCAAGCATCGGGTTACGCCTGCGGGGCTGTCGATTGGTGCGCTGCGGGCGTCGGCGCCCCGCATATCCGCCAGCGCCTCTGGTTTGTCGGAGAGCGGGTGGCAGACACCCAAAGTGAGCGATACGGCCAGCGAGAAATGGGACACGAAGGTCGCACGAAACGCGCGGCTGGTAGCAGCCGGAAAGACGAAGGGTTGCGGCAGTCCGGCCCTTCCGGCGCAAGCGGAGATGGCGGGCTGGCCGACGCCGACAAGCAACAACTCGACGGGAGCCGGAACACAGGGGCGCGAGGGCGGCGAGAACCTGCAGACATTGGCGCAGATGGCGGGTTGGGTCACCACCACCACCAGGGACTGGAAGGACAGCGGAGCGGACATACGCCCACGGGAGGATGGCTCGGAGCGGTTCGACCAGTTGCCGAGGCAGGCGAACTTGGCGGGCTGGCCGACGCCGAGAGCATCGGAGAACGTGCAGACCAATCTAGACGAGATCGCGCAGACGGGCAGTTCATGGCTTGGACAGAACCGCGGCGCGACGGTAGCAACGATGGCGAAGCTTGCGAACGGCCCCGCCCGACTAACGGTCACTGGCGAGCTGCTGACTGGCTCCAATGCCGGGATGGAAAGTGGCGGCCAGTTGAGCCCGGCACATTCCCGCTGGTTAATGGGGCTCCCGCCAGAGTGGGACGCCTGCGCGCCTACGGCAACGCAATCGTCCCGCAGGTCGCGGCGGAAGTGATCGGAGCGTACCTCGATGCTCGCCCTTAGACCGTACCAGACCCAGGCCGTAGACTTCATCTACGAGCGCGACCGCAGCATGGTGCTGGCGCCCGTGGGTGCTGGCAAGACCGCCATCACGCTGACCGCCATGCGCGAGTTCAAGATCAACGGCGTGGTCAAGCGGTGGCTGATCGTGGCGCCTAAGCGCGTCTGCACCGACGTGTGGCCGGTCGAAGCTCCCAAGTGGGCGCCCGACCTGACGGTTGCGGTGGCGGTCGGCAGCGCCGCCAAACGTCGGGCGGCCATCGCCGCTGACGTGGACGCGGTGGTCATCAACTATGACGTGCTGGACTGGGACGCGCTGGACTTCAGGCGCTTCGACGGCATCGTGTTCGACGAGCTGACCCGGCTCAAGAACCCGTCCGGCAAGCGGTTCAAGGCGCTGCGCAAGCACCTCGACAGTTTCAAGGTGCGGATCGGCCTCACCGGCTCGTTCACGTCGAACGGCCTTGAGGACGTGTTTGGCCAATGTTTCGTGATCGACGAGAAGCTGCTGGGCCGCGCCAAGGGCGCGTTCATGCAGCAGTACTTCACGCTGACCAACCGCGAGTTCAATGACTGGGAGCCGCGGCCCAACGCGCTGGCGCATGTCATGCACCGCATCCGACCCGCCACCTTCGTGCTGGAGCCGGGCGAGTACAAGGACAAGCTGCCGCCGTGCCATGTGGTCGAGACGCGCCGCGACCTCGACGACCGCGCGCCCTACGAGACGATGAAGAAGGAGATGCTGGTCGAGCTGCAGGGCAAGGAGATCACCGCCGTCTCGGCGGCGGCGCTGACGAGCAAGCTGCAGCAGTTGGCGGGCGGCTGGGCCTACACGACGCTGCCGTGGCCGGACGCCGACACGCGGCCGCACAAGATCGCGGCGTGGTTCTCCTGGCACCGCTTTGAGGCGCTGGACGAGATCCTTGAGGGCAACCAGCAGGACAACACGATCATCGTCTACAACTTCATCGAGGAGCTGGCGCAGTTGAAGGTGCGCTACCCGCGCCTGTGGACGCTGGACGACGGCGCCGACGTGGTGGCCCGCTGGAACCGCGGCGAGATCCGCCTGCTGGCGGTCCACCCCAAGTCCGCCGGTCACGGGCTCAATCTGCAGCACGGCGGCAACAAGATGGTGTTCCTGTCGCTGCCGTGGTCGCTGGAGCTGTACGAGCAGACCATCGGGCGCATTCACCGCAGCGGCCAGACCAACGACGTGTGGGTCTATGTGCTGCTGACGAACGATACCATCGACGAACGCATCTGGGCGGCGCTTGCCGACAAGCGGCGGGTGTCCGACCTTGCCCTGGAGGAACTGAAAGCATGATCACGAACTGGCACGATCTGAACGCCGTGCTGACGGTAGCGTCAGAGGAACGGGTAGCGCAACTGTTGAAAGAAGAGATGGAGCAGCACAGACGCGTCTCCTACGCGGTACGGCTGCACCAGCGATACACAACGCTGCGTGCGCAGCGCGAACGAAAGGAAATGTTGGAGATGATAGGGAAATGAGTGACACTGACGAGATCACCCGCCTCCGCGCTGAGAACGAGCGGCTGGAAGATGAGAACAAGGCCGTCCTCGCCGCCAACCGCGATGTGATGCTGCATTGGGAGGTGCTTAAGGCAGACTACGAGCGCCTGCGGGCGGCGCTGCGGGAGGTGATGGATGACCTGACACTGATAAGTAAGAACCACTGGCTTCCAGTGGGTCTGTTGGATGACGTTATCTACGTTAACGCCCGCGCCGCCCTCGACGGCCAGCCCGCGCCGGGGAAGGAGGGAGCATGATCGACAAGAACAAGAAGTACCGCACGAGAGATGGCCGTGAGGTCCGCATCTATGCGACTGATGGAAGGGGCGACTGGCCTGTGCATGGAGCATATTTGGTTAATGACGGGTGGCACCTCACGACATGGCGGGCAGACGGCTCTTTTTACATTGTTGAAGAGCAGCCTCAGGACCTCATTGAAGTGCGCCCCCGCATCAAGATAGACTGCTGGGTCAATGTATATGACAATGGGCATGTCAGTTTGCTGTACAAAACTGAGCAAGAAGCGCACTCTTGTTCTGGCGGGTTAGTAAAACGCATCGCCTGTGTGAAGCTCACGATTGACTGCGAGGAAGGGGAGGGTTTGTGATGACTGACATCACCATCCCGCGCGAGGCGGTGGAGGCGGCACGTCTCGCAATCTTTAATGGGCTTCACAACGCTGAACTAACCTCTCGCGGACTTTACGAAGACATTGCAAAAGCCGCTATTGCCGCCGCCATCAATGCATGGCCGGGGATGATGTTTAATGGCGAGGAGGTTATTGATGGGGATGTGTACCCAGCAATCATCTATCTGGTCATACGGATGGAGCCGCGCGATGAGTGAGATGATCGCCTACCTCATCGCGCCCGCTGTGGCTAAAATGTTGTGCGGGGCGTTCCGTTTAGTAGCCTTCATGGCTGTATGCGTCTGGGTGTCAACAGTTTGGATATGGGGGTAAGCGCGGTGAGTAACATCGTGAAATTCTACCCGAGAGGCGCAGCCGAAAACCCGGACGCGGTGCTGGAGCAAGCTGTCGGCGTCTACGATCAGGTGTTCATCATCGGGCACGACAAGGACGGCAAGATGGACGCCCGGGCGTCTCTGAATTTCAAGATGCGCGACATTTTCTTCGCCTTGGAAGCGTTCAAATTCAAGGTACTGAACGGCGAGTACGACATGATGTTGGTGGAGGAGGATCAATAATGGTTGGTTCGGAATATATTGTTTGTCCGATATGCGGCGGCGAAGACGGTCAGGGCTGCTATAAGGACTGCCCGTCAGATGAAATGCCCCGCCTCCGCGCTGAGAACGAGCGGCTGCGGGCGGCGCTGAGAGACGCCCGCGTGAGCGTCGAAGGCTGGGCCGACTATGCCTCCGATTACATCAAGGAGAAGTGGGACTTGAAGGGCGACCTTGCGCGCATCGACGCCGCTCTGGAGGGGGAGTGATGAGCGAAGCACAGATGAGCATGACTGTCCGCGTTTGCCCGCTGTGTGACATCGCCGATTGCGCAAAGCATCGCCCGAAGGAGGGAGCCGCAATGACTGACATCACCATCCCGCCCGAAGCGGTGGAGGCGGCGGCGAGGGCCGATTACGAAATGACCCGCGATAGGGCGCTGTCTGATCACGGGATAATGGCCAGCTTGACCTACTGCCCGTGGGAAGACCTGAGCGTAGACAGCAAGGAGTATTATATGGAGCATGCTTGCGCCGCCCTCCGCGCAGGGATCGCTGCGTGGCCGGGAGTGTTTTACCACCCGGAGCGTCCTGATGAAGAGGCGTGCGTCTTCCTTCCCCTGCCGCAGGAGAACAAATGAGACATTTCCACCCGTTGAAAGTGCCGGTCAACGTGCATCCGCTGGTGCGCCGGCTGTTTGAAGAGATGAATCGCGAGCAGATCGGCATCCTCGACATGGCAAAGCGGGCTGGCGTCAACAAGAACACGCTGAACGATTGGAAAGCCCGCAGCAATCCGCAGGTCCAGAACCTGGACGCCTGTTTTGCTGTGCTGGGAATGGAGCTAAACGTAAGGGCAAAACGCGATGACAAGCATTGTTGATGAACGCGAGAAGACGCACGGGCCGTTTCTGGTGGTCGCCGGAAAAGCCCAGCAGATCAAGGACGCCATGCGCGGCGGCGTCAACTGGGACATGATGGACGATACCCAGCGCGAGGCGCTGGAGATGATCGCCAGCAAGATCGCGCGAATCTTAGCGGGCAACTATGATGAAGTCGATCACTGGCGTGATATTTCTGGGTATGCGGAGCTAGTCGTGAGAGAGCTTGAAAGGCTTAACGCTTACATCGCCGGCGGATGTGATCCCACTCCCCGCCTCGACGAATGCAATCCCGCCACTCCTGCTCCTTCTCAGGTGGCATCCGTTTGGCCACTGACGCCAGAAGAAGAGGAACAAGCGGCCGCAAGGCTTCGCGAATGAGGCCCAGCCAGAACGTGGGTCGCTGAGCCACAAGGAAGCCGCCAGCGCCAATGCCGAGCAGCAGCACGGCGATGGCGGCGATCTCCAGCCAGTTCATGCCTTCGGCTTGTTCGGGACCACGTAGGTAACGACGGCGGTCAGCACCGCCCCCAGCACCACGGAAACGCTCTCGACGACAGTGGGGCTGGCCCACTCGGTCGAAACGCCGAACATGGCGACGAGCGCCAGCAGCGAGGTCAGAAAGGCGGCAACGGCTTTGTGCGCAGTCATGTCAATCTCCTATTTTGCCGGGTACTTGGCCCACGGCAGTTGAAAGTGCGGGCCGTCCTTGAACGACGTCCAATCTCCGCCCCACTCAAGCGGCACCTTCTCGGTTTTGGCCGCCGCCTTCATCGCCTTGGCCAGCCTGGCGTAAAGTGGCCAATCCCAGCGGATTTGACCGCGCACCGACACCGCCAGGTCGACGGCGTGTCCGGTCAGATGGCGCGAGCGCAGCGTGCGCGAGGCGCCCTTGGCCTTGAGCAGCTTCTGTTCTTCCAGCGTGCGCAGCCCCTGGGTGACGATGAAGCCCGTCTCCGGGTCGGTCCAGTCGGCAGCGCACCGCCGCACGACGCGCACCAGATCGGGGTGAACTCCACGCAGACGTTGGTTCGAGGTTGTGTTCAAGATCATGCCTTGTCCGCCTTCTCGTTGATGCGGTCAAACAGCACGCTCAGCGAGCGGTCAACCTGCTGAAAGCCAGACCGGATGTCGTTCTTGATGTCCGCCACCGCAGTCTTGAAGTCGTCCTTCTGGACATAGTTCACCGGAATCTTGCGAACATCTTCGTCCAACCGGTCAATGCTGACATAGATGCGGCTCAAGACCCACCCCCCAAAGACGCCGGCCGTGCCGACGGCGAGATTGAAAAGCACCTGGTAGTCCACTGTTCATCACCTCAACCTGTTGCCTTGAACATCATACGCATTTCCGTACGCATCCGTGATGAACGCATTATTGGTGCCTTCTGAACCCAACACAACCGGCGGCACGTACGCCGCACCGCGCCCCGTCGCGCGCAAAGCGCGTTCTGGCAACCCCGGCGGTGGCCGCCCGGTCAGCACGTTCTCCGCAACATCACTGGCTCGGCGCAAGGCCATGCGGTTAGCCATGGCCCGCGACGCGAGCGCCGCACCGCCAACAGCCGCTACGCCACCTAAGTACGCCGGGTTAATAGACGCAGCAGCCGTGGTTGGGATTGCGTACCCGAGCAACTGTTCAATGCTTTTGCCCGGAGCATACTGACCAATTTTTGCCAGCGCGCTTTCAGTTAGAGTGCCAGACTGCAAACTTTCCAATACTCTGCGTTCTTCGGGGCTAAATTTCCGCATTAACCGCTTGTCCAACACAATCGGCGTCAAACGCGCTTGCAGCTCGTCGATGGCGGGCTTCTTGCCGGGGCCGACGTCGATCTTCGCCAGCACCTGTTCCAGAATTTCGCCCTTACGCGCGTTTTTGTACTGCTCTCGCGCCTGCTTGACGAGCGCCAACGCGCGCTGCGGGTCTCCGGAAGATACCTGCGTTACGTCAAGATTTTCAAAAAAATCGTCCAGCTTGTCCTGCACAATTCCGGCGATACGGTTTTGCTGTTCGCCAGGCGTGTTAGCGACCACTTTGCCCGTCTGCGGATCGCGCCCGATCAAGCCGAGATCGCTGCGTAGCTTCTCAAGTTCTTCAAACGATAGGTCAGGGTGCTTTCGATTGCGCAAGTCGCGGATGACGCGCAGGATGGGCGCGCGGTCGCGCTGGGTGATGGACGCCGCCTGCCGCTGAAGTGTGTTCTCAAGTTGATCGGCAAGATCATCCGCCACGTTCGGCAGGATATACACGCCTTGCCGCTGCGCCTGACGATAGAACTGCTTGGCTTGGTTGCGGATGTCTTCGCCGGTCAGTAGCGGACGCGGCGTCCTTCCGCCCACCAGTGTGCCGCCCACGCCGCCCGCCAGCGACACCAGAAACAGTTTCAACGGGTCAGTTTCGCCGCCTTCAATAGCGGCCTGTGTCAGACCACCGGCGCCCGCACCACCCACGGCTTGCGCTCGTGCTCCGCGGCCCAGCTCACTCATGACGTTCCGCGCCGTCGTACCCGCGCGTAAGGTCGGCGCCAGCACGTTCAATGCCTTGGCGGTGCCGCCCGCGCCTGTTGCCGCTTCCAGCCCGGCGCTAAACACGCGCTGTTGCGGCGTGACCGGCTCTCTCGTACCCGGCCCTCCGGCAGTCTCATATAACTGCCGGATGGCTTCCGACGGCATGGTCATGCGCGGCGCGCCGAACGGCGTAGCCGCCAGATTGTACAGCCCGGTGCCGATGTCGCCGGCGCCCAAGGCCAACACGCCCGCCGCCGCCCCTGGCACAGCGCCGACACCCGCTGCGGGCGCGCCAGCAGCAGCGCCCGCGCCCGCCGCCGCCGCGTATGGCAGAAGCGCCCGCGTAGCTACGCCCAGCCACTGTTGAAGGCTGTTGTCCGCTTCGGCAACTTCCGGGTTTTCCGCCAGAACCGCCGCTAGCGCGTCGTCTTCGGTCGCGTCGTCGGGCAGACCGTCTACGGTGTAAGACGACCCATCCGGCAGCGTGACAGTGAATGAGGCCATGTCAATTCCTCTTGACCGTTACGCCGGGGGGCAAGTTTGTCTTGCGTTGCGGCAGCACTTCTTCTTCGATACGTTTGCGGCGCTCTTTTGTCTGCGTGACAATTTCAGCCGACGGGGCTTCGCCGCGGTAGCTGTAAGTTTCGTCAAACGCCGCCTGGACGTTCTCCTGCGCCGTTTTCAAATCAACCAGATACTGCCGAAGCGCGGCGGCAAAATCGTCGTAGCTTTGCGCCTGTGAAAATGCCGCAACGCTTTTTTCGAGTTTTGAGCCTTCCTGATTGGAGACGTTGCCCAACGCACCGCCGGTCGGCGAGGCGTCGCGCATGGCCTGCAACGCCGAAAAACCGGCGCCGGACATGATCTTGTCCAATAACGCCTGCGCGCGGGTAGCGTCCTTGAAGACGTTTGGTGTGTAGGCGCCAAGATACCCCGTGATGGCCTTCAAACCTACGTCATCCGTAAGCAGGCGCTCAACGTCCTGAATGTCTTGGTCCAGACTTGTCACCGAACTTTGCAGCGCCCGCGACGCTTGCGGGTATGCCTGATCCAACTTCAGCTTGACTTTAGGATCAAGCGGCGGCGCAACCGTTTCGTCTGGCGGCACCTCGGTGCTGACCGGCGCTGTTTTTGCAGCCAGTTCGTTTTCCTTCAGTTGTAGTTCGCGCATGCGCAATGCTTGCGCCTGCGCCGCCGTCTCTGCCTGCAACCGCATGTTGGCGGTCGGCTCAAGCTGGGCCAGAATGGCGCGGCCGTAATCGTCCTGCGCCAGTCCGGCGCGGATAAGGTCTTTGCGGCGGTTCAAATCCGGGACGGCCCGCAACTGTTCAATCTGCGCCTGCGCGGCTTCGCGGTACGCAGGCGGCACCATATTCAGCGCAACATCCAGCCCCTCGTCCGTGGGGTCTGAAAACGCCGAGGCGATGGCGGGCGCAAGCGCCTTCGACACGGCGTCCATCTCGCGCTCCTGCGCCGCCAGTGCATCCGCCTCGCGCTGACGCTCGATCTTGTAGATGTTCTCCATACCCGCCGTGCGGGTCTGCATCATGGCGTTGACGTCCGGCAGCTGCGGCGCCGCCGGAACCATGACGTTACCGATAATGCTGGGGTCGATGGGCATCCGTTATCTCCTAGATGATCGGCATGTCGTAGCCAGCAGGCGGCGCGGTGCCCAAGCCAGCCGACGCCGTAGGCGTAATGGCGCGCAGATAGTTGATGTACGGCTGCTGCGCCTGATACCGCCCGTATCCCTGCGCGGCCCCGCTCACGATGTCGCCAATGTTGCCTGCCGTGCCAGTGTAGATGTTGGCCTGCGTCACCCCGCGCTGCGCGCTGATATTGCCGAGCGCCTGCATGAGGTTGGACGTGGACTGCGCCGTGCCGCCGATGTTGGCTGCCTGGCCGGACGCTGCCGCCTGACCGAGGCCGATCTGGTACTCCAACGGGTCCAGCGTTTCGCGACGCCTGCGC